AATAAGCAGCAACAAACTAATGCGGCTAATGGTAATCAGTCAACGCAACCGATTGAAAATCCTAAAGAAGCATTAGGGCAAAAATTACAAGCATTCAATTAGGAGGAATTTATAAATGAAAAAAACTACACTTAATAACCTTGAATATTTAGACATTTCACAAGAAATCAATGCGTTACAACGTCCGTCAACACCTTTTTTAAGCTGGCTATTAGGAGCTGGTAAAACTAGTCCAGCAACTTCTACGGAGATCAAATGGCGTGAATCAGAACTTGATGGAGAAGATTCATCTGCACAATTAGAAGGCGGAGAATACAAAGATGCAGATTCAGGGCGTAAATGGTTCAATAATTACACTGAAATTTTCCGTAAATCTACTTCTGTTTCAGGTACATTAGATGCTATCAATGTAAATGGCGTAGGTAGTGAATTAGCTAATCAAGTATCTCAACGTGCGTTAGAAATGAAGAGAGATTTAAACAAAAAACTTTTGATTGGTGTAAAAGCTGACGAAAATGGTACTAAAGGACGACAAATGGCTGGTGTAATTAACTTAATCAACTCTGATAACTTAGTTAAAACGTCTGCAGCTGATGCAGTAACACGTAAAGATGTGGATAAAATGTTTAAAACTATGTTTGACAAAGGTTATGCAGGAGAAAAACTATGTCTGGTTTCGACTGATATGGTTGATTTAATGACCGATGAAGTTGATAAAGCGGGCACTAAAGTGTTTAACTTTGGAGATCAAGTAGCTTTTGGATTGCAACTAGGGAAAATCGTTTCAAATTATGGATCAGGTACAGCTTTAATTGAACCGTCATTGCCAAGTGGAACAATGATTGCTTTAGATACAAACTATGTGGAGCTACGTCCGTTACGTGAATGGCGCGCAGAGGAATTAGCTAAAACAACTGATTCAAAACGTATTGGTTTAGTTGGTGAGTACACGATTGAATACAACGCTTCGAATTCAGGGGCAATCTTAAACCTTGCAACTGCAGCACCAGGTGAATAATTAAAAAGTAAAGGAGAATAATTATGGTTAAAAAGTCAGAGGTCAAAGAAGAAGTAATCGAAGAGACAAAAGAAGTAACTGAAGAAGTGAAACCTGCAACAAAAACATTCAAAGTTTTAAAAAATAAAAATTTTGTTGGTTTTGTTCATCCTGAAACACGCAAATTTATTACAGCAGTTGACGGAAAAATCGAAGTGAGTGTTTCTGATAAAAAAGCTATTGCAATTTTAGAAGAAGCTGCAGATTTAACAGAAATTTAGGTGATTATATGACAGACGAACAAAAAAAAGTAATTATAGAAAAAGTTTCAAAAATGCTACCTAATGTTTCAAAAGAGCGTATTTCGTCTGTCTTAGACCTAGTTCTTTTGGAAATCGGATCTTACAATACATGTAAGATTGAAATTGATTGGGATTTACTTACCTCGCTTGTAATTGAAATTCTATATCAGTCACTTAAAAGTGAAACGGAACAAGCTGTAACTAGCATTAAGCGCGGTGATACATCTATTAGCTATGCAACTACGCAGCAGAGTATAACAGCGTTGCTTGGCAATTACAGCGACACTATTAAACGTTTAATTGGCTGTGATAGTGGGGTGTTTTTCTATTGAATGAAGCGGATATTTTGGCAATGACCTATCTTGATACTTGTGTTATTGAAAGAATGGGTGATATCGAAAATCCTGAAACAGGTATTACGGAACAAGATTATTCACCAATTCATGATGGGAAGTTAAAATGCTCACTGTCTCAAAGTGGTCTGGGTAGCGCTGGAAGCTTACCAGTTGTTGAAAACAAAGGGACCGTTAATATCACTTACGAAGATCAAAAATTATTCTTAATGCCTGATGTAGATGTGAAAAAGGCCGACAGAATCACGGTAATTCAAAGTACAGGTCAAAAGCATATTTTATTTGCAAAGAAACCCTTTAACTATCCAAGTCACATCGAAGTGACATTGACAGGAAGTGAATCGATGAGTAAAAGTGATTTTAGAATGACCTCGAATGCTGACAAAGTTATTGCTAATTTAAAGAAAATGACACCAATTGCTGAAAAAGAAGGTATTGCGATGGTCAATGATTCCTTAGCGAAGATTTATCAGTTAATTGTACCTATTACGCCGATTAAAACAGGTGATTTAAGACGTGGATACAGAATCATTAAAGCTAGAAAAACATCAAGTGGTAGAATCGTTGGCGCCTTAATTAACAATGAAAAATATTTCAAATATGTAAATGACGGACACAGAACGAAGAATGGTGGATTTGTAAAAGGGCGATTCATGTTGCAAAAGTCTTATAAATTAGCTCATGCAACTTATATTCCAAAACGATTTAAACAAATGGCGATTGTCATCGCGAAGAAAGGATAGGGTATGTACGATAAAATTTTAAAAATGCTTACGAGCAAAATAAAACAGTTCTCGAATGCACCTATCTATCTTGATGATGTGATGCAATCGTCAGAACCGTTTTATTTTGTTTTAAGCGTAGAAGAAAGCATGACTGATAATGTTGGCCAAAACGTTCAGAATAAAGCATATAACGTTGATATTGCGTTAGTTGATAGCAAGAAAAATAAACAATTAGTAACAAGCCTAACAGAAAACTGTGGGGCTTTTTTTAATGTCTTGAAATTAGATGGAAATGAATTGTTTTCGGAAGATTATCAGACATTTAAAACAGATGGAATTCAACATGTTAATTTTAATGTTGCTTTTCCTCAATTAATCGAATGGAGTGAAGAATAGATGGCAGTTAAAAAAAATGTAAGTGTCATTTCTGTGGAGAAACCAACCTGGTTCCCACTAACAGATGACACAGGTACTTTCCCAATCTACGGAGAGCCAACAACAATCGGGACTGCAGTAAGTATTAAACCAGATGTTACAACAGAAACAACGCCTGACTATGGCGATAGTGTAGTTCAAGATCAGTACGTTGCATTTGGTGGTGCAGAAGTTACTTTGGAAACAAATGGATATCAAAATGAAGTTTTAGCTGAAATTACGGGTGGTGAAAAATTGAAAGGCGGTGTTTTACGATCCGCAGATGATATTGCACCAGATGGAGCATTTGCTTATCGCCGTCGTAAATCAAATGGTAAATATCGCTACACAATTTTTTATAAAGGCAAATTTGCATTGACTTCTGATGAATCATCAACTCTAGAAGGTAGTTCAGTATCTTACACTCATCCAGAGTGGACAGGTTCATTTGTTGATGTTCCTGGTGTCGGATACATGTATTCAGTCGATGAAGACGATGAAGGTGTTGACTTAGATATGATCAAAAATTGGTTTACTACGGTTACTAATCCACGTGAAGAGTCTACAAATCCTGTCAGTGGTGTAACTTTAGATAAAACGGAATTAGTTCTAACCGTTGGTGAAACTGCAACTCTAACGCCAACAATCGTACCTGAAAACGCAACAAACAAAAACTATTCATTCAAATCAAATGATACTTCAATTGCAACAGTAACACCTGTGCAAGGAAAAGTTACAGCAGTAACAGCAGGAACCACAACTGTTGTTGTCACTACTGAAGATGGCAACCATACAGCTGAATGCAGCATAACAGTTAATGCATAATAAAATTTAAGGACGGCCAAGTGTCGTCCTATTTATATGGAGGAATTAAAAAATGGCAAGCAAATTACAAACGACAATTAAACTGTACTTGAAAGATGAAGAAGGAAATTTCACCTCTAAACAATTCAAATCTGCTGAAATGTTACCAGGGTCTGTCATGGAAGATGCAACAGAATTACAAGTAGAACTAGAAGAAATCGTCAAAACAAACGACATGGAGGAAATTCGGCCTGTTTTGCGTAAATGTTATGATTTTATCGCAAAAGTTATTTTTGAAGGTCAATTTACGGGCCAAGAATTTCTTGACGGAATGGATGCACGCGAAATTTTAAAAATTACGGGTCAACTATTAGGGTCTGTTTCTAGCGGTTATGATGCAGTTTATTCTGATCAGAAAAAAAAGTAACAGGTCTCCTTTATCATCCTCATTTTAAATTTAGTCCACAGTACCGAGAAGCAGAATTAAAAATTGCGTTGCTTGAAAATGGGTGGACACTAAACGAAATTGAGAATACAGACTTGAAAGAACTTATGAAGCTTTATGCGTTCAGAGATGCTGTTAAAGAATTTGAAGAACTTAAATTCCTTGATGAACACACAATGTTCTAAGAAGGGAGGGGGTACTTATTGAACAATGAAGACTTAGTTTTAAAAATGATACTAGATGAATCAGGATTCTCCCAAGGTCTAAATTCGGCAGTAAAAAAGTTGCAAGGTTTTGATGGAGAGGTTGACAGGACAGGACAAAAAGGCGGCCGCTCTCTTGGATCTATTTGGACGTCATTTGTTGGTAACTTTTTAGCCAGCGGAGCAACTAAAATTATTTCAAAAGGAATTGGGCTGATTACCAGCAACATCGATGGGGCCATTAATCGTGTGGATACGTTAAATAATGCAAACCGTGTATTTGAAAATATGGGCTTTTCAGCTGGCGAAACATCAAAGACAATGGATAGCTTAAAGAAGAGTATCCAAGGGTTACCTACACCTTTAGACAGCGCAATTAAAGGTGTTCAATTAATTGCTTCGTCTACAAATGACTTAGGAAAATCAGAACAGATTTTCGCGGCTTTAAATAATGGTATCCTCGGCTTTGGTGGGTCTGCAGAGATGGTAGACAATGCGATCATCCAGCTATCACAATCATTTTCAAATGGTAAAGTAGATGCGCAAACGTGGAACTCAATGATTAACAGTGGTTTGGGCCCAGCTTTAAACGCATTAGCGAAACAAATGGGGTTAACTGCTGGTCAGATGAAAGAAGGACTCTCCGATGGTTCAATTTCAGTTGAAGAATTTCAAGACTCTCTAATTAAATTGAATAAAGAAGGCGGAGGAGGTCTTAAATCATTAGAACAGATTGCTAAAGACTCTACTGCAGGTATTAAAACCGGATTGGCTAACATGAAAACTGCGATCGTTCGTGGCGTGGCCAATGTTGTAACTAAAATTGACGAAGGCTTAAAGGGTGCAGGTTTTGGAAGTATAAGTGAAATCATTGCTGACAAAGGGGCAAAAATGGAAGCAGCTTTATCTAAATTTGCCGAGATGATTCCGCCAATGATAAAAACAGCCAAAACATTGTATGATACGTTAAAACCTTATGCACCATTGCTTGCAGGTTTAGCTGGCAGTATTGGAACGTTGATGCTTGCTAAAAAAGTAAGTGCAGCATTCACGGCTTGGCAAAAAGCAACAGAAGGATTATCAATTGCGCAAGCGATACTTAATTCAACTATATTGGCGAATCCATTTGTCGCTATTTTAGCTGCAGTTGTAGGTTTAGTCACAGCGTTTATTTATCTTTGGAAAACCAATGAAGGTTTTAGAGATGCTGTTAAAAACATTTGGAAAAACATACAGGAGGTCATTTCAAGCGCTGCCGATGCAGTTGTAAAAGCATGGAATTCCACAATGGAATTTTTCAGTAATATGTGGGATGGCACAAAAGAAGCTTTTTCAAATGCTGGTACATGGATGAAAGAAGCACCTGGAAATGCAGCCGACTGGGTTAAAAATAAATGGAATGGTACTAAAGAATTCTTTAGTGGACTTTGGGATTCAACAAAAGAAGGCTCAAAAAACACATGGGAAAATATCAAGCAGGGTGCTGCTGATAGTGCTAAAAGCGTTGGCGAAAGTTTTAAAAATGGCTTTGATAATGCAAAAGACTGGTTTAAGGGTGTTGGAAAATCAATATCAGATGTTTTCACAACAGCATTTGATTTTGTTTGGAAATATATTGGTCCGTATGCAACAGGAATCAAAAATGCGTTTAAAATGGTTGTTAACGCTATGAAAGCGAACATTGAAAATGTCAAAATGATCGCTGAAAATGTCGTTACCATTCTAAAAAATGTTCTGTTAGCTCCGATACTTTTCATTACATCAATGATTACCGGCGGATGGGAAGAAGCAAAAGAGAACATGATTGCCGTTTGGGATAATATTGCTGAAGCTGCTCAGACTATTTGGTTCGGGATTAAAAATATCTTTTATAACACTGTTACAGCTATTTCCTATTCAGTTACTTCTATTTTTAATGGATTGATGTTGACAATTAAAAAGATTTGGATTGATGTGAAGTTATTTTTCACTTTGCTTTGGATTGATATTAAATATGGAGCAATCAACGTTTGGATTGAAATTAAATATTCTATCATCGAAACGTGGATAAATATTAAATTTGAAGCAATAAGAATATGGGAAAGTTTGAAAACTTGGTTCTTCGAAACAGTAGAAAACATTAAAAATGGTGTGATCGATGGCTGGAACAACCTAAAACAAGGAACCATTGATACATTTAATGCAACTGTTCAATGGTCAAAAGATACATGGTCCAATTTCAAACAGTGGATTATTGATGCGGCGGTTGGAATAAAAGATGGTGTTGTTCAAACCTGGTATAGAATTAGAAATGGCACAATAGATACCTTCAACAACATGGTGCAAGGTGCTAAAAACGCATGGAATAATCTCACAAGAAGTGTCAGTGATACAGTGTCAAATGTAAAACAAACTTTTGAAGATTTAAAACATGTTGATTTATTTGAAATTGGTCAGAATATTATTCAAGG